GGGATATTATCAAAATCTGGCCCTGACGCCAAGAAGATGTTTACTGATAAGGTGGTACCAATATCCGTTAATTACCCGTTCTTTTTCAAGCCAATACAGGACGGTATGGACAGGCCAAAGACAGAGCTTGCATACAGAGTACCAGCAAGTAAATTTACCCGCAAGAAGCTTGAAACCAATGAGACGTTACGTGAACTCGACGGTCTTGACACCACGATCGATTGGAAGAACACAGGCGACAACTCGTACGACGGTGAGAAACTTAAACTACTCGTCCACGATGAGAGCGGCAAGTGGGAGCGTCCAACGAACATCCTCAACAACTGGAGGGTTACGAAGACGACGCTAAGATTAGGTAGAAGAATTATAGGCAAGTGCATGATGGGCTCAACTAGTAACTCATTAGACAAAGGCGGTGATAACTTTAAAAAACTTTATTATGACTCAGACGTCACACGTAGAAACCGCAATGGACAGACTAGCTCAGGATTATATTCTTTGTTCATACCTATGGAGTGGAACTACGAAGGATATATTGACATGTATGGAGCACCTGTCTTCGATACTCCGAACAAACCGGTACTCGATGCGCTTGGCGAAGAGATCGAGCAAGGCGTAATAGAATATTGGAGCAACGAAGTAGAAGGTTTAAAAAACGATCAAGACGGGCTTAACGAGTTTTACAGACAGTTTCCACGCACTGAGAGTCATGCTTTTAGAGACGAAGCAAAACAGTCTTTGTTTAATCTCAGTAAAATATACGAACAAATAGATTACAATGAAGATATAACAAGATCTTCGCTTGTAACAAGAGGTTCTTTTCAATGGAAAAACGGTGTAAAAGACACTACTGTAGAGTTTATGCCCAACAAAAGTGGTAGATTTAAAGTGTCTTGGGTGCCTAAGCTAGAAATGCAAAACAGGATTAGACTTAAAAATGGTATTAAGTTTCCTGGCAATGAACACATAGGTGCTTTTGGTTGTGACAGCTATGATATATCAGGTACTGTTGACGGTATAGGATCTAACGGAGCATTGCACGGACTTACAAAGTTTTCAATGGAAGAAGCGCCTGCTAATAGCTTTTTTTTAGAGTATGTTGCTAGGCCTCAAACAGCTGAAATATTTTTTGAAGACGTACTTATGGCTTGTGTGTTTTATGGCATGCCAATACTAGCAGAAAATAACAAACCAAGATTACTATACCATTTTAAACGAAGAGGTTACAGAGGCTTTTCAATGAACAGGCCAGATAAAATTTACAGCAAATTATCATTAACAGAAAAAGAAATAGGTGGTATACCTAACTCTTCACAAGATATGAAGCAGTCTCACGCTGCTGCAATAGAATCTTATATAGAAAAGTATGTAGGATTTAATAACGAAGGCTGTGGTGATATGTATTTTAATAGAACACTAGAAGACTGGGCTATATTTGATATAAACAACAGAACTAAGTTTGATGCTTCTATAAGTTCTGGCCTCGCTATAATGGCGTGCAACAAAAACCTTTATACACCAGTTCAAGAAAGACAAGTTAGAAGTATAAGCCTTGGAATTAAAAGGTATGACAATAAAGGATCAAGATCTAAAATAATTTAAATAAATGATTAATAAAGCTATAAAGAGTTCTTTTCCCAGCCAAGCTGTGAGTGATGTAGAGAAAATGTCACTAGAGTATGGTTCTAAAGTTGGTAGAGCTATTGAGCACGAGTGGTTTAATAATAAAAACGACTACAACGACAAAAACGGATCTGGCAGATATGGATCTTCAAGAAGAGCTTTTAACTCGCTAAGACTATATGCTAGAGGTGAGCAATCAGTAAGAAAATATAAAGACGAGTTGTCTATTAACGGCGATTTGTCTTATTTAAATTTAGACTGGAAACCAGTACCTATTATACCAAAGTTTGTTGACATTGTTGTAAACGGTATGGCAGACAGATCATACGACATTAAAGCTTACTCACAAGATCCGGCATCAATACAAGAAAGAACTAACTACGTTACTAAAATAGCCGAAGATATGCGGGCTAAGCCTTATAATGATAAGGTTTTAACAGATTTTGGATTAAATATATATCAAACAGATCAAAATAAACTACCTGAGTCTACTGAAGAGCTAGAGTTGCATATGCAGCTTGATTATAAACAAGCTATAGAAATAGCAGAAGAAGAAGCTATTAATAGCGTTTTTGATAAAAATAAATACGAATTAATATCTAGAAGAATTAATAACGACTTAACAGTTATAGGAATAGGTGCTGCAAAAAGTTCTTTTAATAAAGCCGAAGGTATTAAAGTAGAGTATGTAGATCCAGCTGATCTTGTATATTCTAATACAGACTCACCATATTTTGATGACATATATTACGTAGGCGAAGTTAAAGAAATATATTTAAACGAGCTTAAAAAAGAATTTCCAGAACTTACTGATGATCAGCTGCAAGAGTATGCAGGTTATAGAGGTTATAACAATATGGGTTATCAATATAACTCAAAGTCTGATGAAGAAAATAGCGTAACTGTATTGTATTTTGAATACAAAACATATGCTAATCAAGTTCATAAAATAAAAAGAACAGCCACAGGTGGTAGTAAAGCTATAGAAAAAGACGATACGTTTAATCCGCCAAAAGCTGATGATTTTGAAAAAGTAGATAGAGCTATTGAAGTTATTTACGAGGGTGTAAAAGTAATAGGTAGCAAAGATGTATTGAAGTGGGAGCTAAAGAAAAATATGATGCGACCAAAAGCAGATACTACAAAAGCTCAGATGGGCTATGCTATTTGCGCACCGCGAATGTATGAAGGTCGTATTGAAAGCTTAGTAAGTCGCATGACAAGCTTTGCAGATATGATACAGCTTACGCATTTAAAACTCCAACAAGTATTATCTAGAGTAGTACCTGATGGTGTTTATTTAGATGCCGATGCTTTAGCTGAAATAGACTTAGGTAACGGTACTAATTACAACCCGCAAGAAGCACTTAATATGTACTTCCAGACTGGTAGTGTAATTGGTAGATCTATGACACAAGACGGTGATATGAACCGTGGGCGTTTACCTATTACGGAACTTAATTCAAACGGAGGTAATAATAAGATAAGTGCGCTTATAAGCACGTATAATTATTACTTGCAAATGATGCGTGATGTCACGGGCTTAAATGAAGCTAGAGACGGAGGCGTACCAGATAAAAATGCTTTAGTAGGTTTGCAGAAATTAGCTGCAGCTAACTCTAATACAGCAACAAGGCACTTATTGCAATCAAGCTTGTATATAACCCTAACAATGGCAGAGTGTATTGCAATGCGGGTGTCTGATGTTATAGAGTATTCACCAACTAAAGAGTCATTTATTAAAACGCTAGGCAAGTTTAACGTTTCTACATTAGAAGAAATGGCTAACTTGCACTTGCATGATTTTGGTATATTTTTAGAGCTCGCGCCAGATGAAGAAGAAAAAGCTAAATTAGAAAATAATATTCAAGTAGCTTTACAGTCTGGTCAAATATATCTTGAAGATGCTATTGATATTAGAGAAGTGCGTAACATTAAGCTAGCTAATCAGTTACTTAAAATACGTAGAAAAAAGAAACAAGATCTAGATCAACAGCAGCAACAACAGAACATACAAGCTCAAAGTCAAGCTAATGCACAAGCAGCTCAAGCTGCCGCGGCTGCAGATATGCAAAAGCAACAAGCGCTTACAGAATCAAAAGCTCAACTAGAACAAATTAAGTCACAGCTTGAAATAGCTAAAATGGAAAGAGAAGCTGCAATTAAAAGAGAATTAATGCAGTATGAGTTTGAAATAAACATGCAGCTGCAACAAGGTCAAATAGAAATTGCTAAGCAAAAAGATAAGTTCAAAGAAGATCGTAAAGACGAAAGAACTAAAATACAAGCTACGCAGCAAAGCGAGCTTATAAATCAAAGAAAAACAAACGCACCTCCTAAAAACTTCGAGTCCGCAGGGCAAGATAATTTAGGTGGATTTGGACTTGAACAGTTCGAGCCGCGTTGAGAATAAACAATAATTATATAATATTTTATCATGTCAGAACAAACACAAACAATAGAAGAGGTTAAAGACGAAGCAGTAGATCAAGTTGAAACTACAGCTGAAGAACCTAAACAAGAAGAAGTTACTTATAAAGAAAAAACAGAAGACGGTACTTTTAAAGTTGATTTAGGTAAACTTAAAAAATTTCAAGAACAACAAAACACAGAAGCAGATGCCAAAGAAGAAGTGCGGGTGCAAGCACAAGACGAAAAGCCGCAAGAGCCAGTCGCTGAAAAGCCGGTTGAAGAAACGGTCATACAAGAGATAACAGAAGAAGAGCCCGTAGCTAAAACAACTGTTGCAGAACAACCTGTTGTAGAAGAAACAAAGTCAGTACAAGAACAAAGACAATTACCAGAAAACATAGAAAGTTTGGTAAAGTTTATGGAAGACACTGGCGGTAGTATAGAAGATTATGCAAGATTAAATGCAGACTATACAAACGTAGATAACAATACGTTATTAAAAGAATATTACAAGTCAACTAAGTCTCACTTAGATACTAGTGAGATTGATTTTTTAATTGAAGACAGTTTTTCGTTTGACGAAGACTTAGACGAAGATCGTGATATTAGAAAAAAGAAGTTGGCTTTGAAAGAAGAAGTTGCGAAAGCTAAAAAGTTTCTTACTGGACTNAAAGACGAGTACTACAAGGAAGTCAAGTTGAGTTCTAAGTTGTCTAAAGACCAGCAAGAAGCTATTAACTTTTATAACGAATATAACCAAAAACAAACCTCTACCAATGAGATCCAACAAAAGCAGTATAAGCAATTTGAGCAAACTACCAATAATGTTTTTAACGAAAACTTCAAAGGTTTTGATTTTAGAGTTGGAGACAAAAAATATCGGTACAATGTAAAAGATGCTGCTGCTGTGAAGGATTACCAGAGTGACATATCTAATTTCGTTAAGGAGTTCTTAGATGAAAATAATATGATGAAAAACGCTGCTGGTTATCATAAAGCTTTATTTGCAGGTAGAAATATTGATAAAATAGTATCACATTTTTATGAGCAAGGTAGAGCTGACGCTATAAAAGAAACTGCTATAAAGTCAAAGAATATTGACATGGGCCCTAGAACTGCTAAGCCAGTTGTAGAAGCCGGCGGTATAAAATTTAAAGTGTTAGGTGGTGATAGTTGCGAAAGCTAAAAAGTTTCTTACTGGACTGAAAGACGAGTACTACAAGGAAGTCAAGTTGAGTTCTAAGTTGTCTAAAGATCAGCAAGAAGCTATTAACTTTTATAACGAATATAACCAAAAACAAACCGCTACCAATGAGATCCAACAAAAGCAGTATAAGCAATTTNANCAAAGTACTAATAATGTTTTCAACGAAAACTTCAAAGGTTTTGATTTTAGAGTAGGAGACAAAAAATATCGGTACAATGT